TCTTTTCTGAAAGGAGAATTTTTATATGCATAAAAAAGTAAAGAAAAATCCTGATTTTTCATATATCAATGAAAAGGGGCATAAAGTTACTGGAGCTGCTGCCACTTTGCACGAAATTTACACTGTACAAGGCGGATTAAAAAATTATAATGATAATATCGGAATAGAATATATTACCGAATTCGTTCATGAACATTCCGATATTATCCAAGCAGGACTTGAAAAAAAACATCGTCGTAACCAATTTAAAGTCGTTAATAAATAATCAGCTCCCTTTTGATGGGATTGATGTGCATCAGCGCAATAATCCCATCAAAGGTAAATTAACCTGAATTATTCATGAGTATATAGAAATGCTCAATGCTGCAAGGCCTTGAAACAGTTCCCTTGAATTCAATCGAATTATCCACAAAAATGGACAAACTGTCCCTGCGAAGTTTGATTAAGTTACTTTGGAACTGTCAAGGTACGTTAATAGTTTCTATTCTAACTGTACGGACAACTGCCGGATATTCTCCAGCGTCCTGTAGAACTCCTTTTCATAAGGGCTACTACTGCACAGTTTGAATATGGTAGATCTTGCTGAACGGATTGCCCTTGCATCAATCTTTATCAGTTTTAAACGAATGGTATCCACCTGTTGTCTTCGCATATTGGCTGGCAGTACCAGCCGTCTGAACCAATTGAATAAGTTGTAGGCAAGCATATGAAGCCTCATACGGTTAACGTTTACTACTTTAGAACGGCTGCTGACAGTAGCAAGATCAAATCCACTTTTGCCCTCGTCCCAAAAGTCCATGAGCCGTAAATCCTTGTATTTACAGGGATTTCCTCATATCTATTGCTATCACCAACACCATCTGCTTTAGTTAATTACTTACCCTCTGGATATTCCTCTTTATACAGCATTTCATATTCTTCCACAGGAAGTTTTCCTTTTTTCACATACTCAATACCATATTCTCTTACTTTATCCTGATATTTCTCAGGAATTGCATCATATGTAATAGTTCCTACAATCAATCTGTTAAAATATACTTTTGCCATCATTTTATTTCTCCTTTTCTTATTCAGCATTTCCAAGTGTTTCAAGCAGTTCGCAGACAGCAATCTCAAGGTCATTGATACGTTCTTCATTGCTTACCACCGTTTCTTTTTTCTCAAAGTCTGTTTCAGCCAGACCAAGTTTCTCAATCATCTTTTTCTGCATTTCAGTCATTTCGCCACCTCCGCTAAAGAAACCAGATATTCTTCTGTACTTGGTACAGGAATTCGGTAATTATCACCATTGCTGTTCTTAAACATAAGTGTGCCACCAGCTTCGACTTCGAGAGGTTCTTGGAATGTATTACCGATGAGGTCGGAAATATCAATGATTTCTTCATTGAACATCGGGTAATAGACGGTTACAGGATGTTCCTTAAACCACTCCTTAATATCATCTGTAGTTGCATTCTCATCTAATCCAAGATCGGTTATACCAAATTGCCAATCATTACCATAATTATTTACCGATGATATATTTAATCCTCTGTTATTTGTAGCTCGTAAACCAGGTTTTATCCTATAACTACTGTTATTAAAGACAATAGTAGGCATATATGTAGTTTGAAAGGATTCATCACCAGTAATTACATATTTGCCAACTCTCTGGATATACTGCTTATTCTCCCAGTCTACTTCGTTTCTTACGTTCCCAACTGACCAACCGTAACCAGTGAGATTAAGAATGGCTTGTGGAATTTGATAGGATGTTTTGTGATATGGAGAATAGGTTGCTACAGTTGTACCTTCCTCTATTTGGAAATTTTCAAAAATGCCGCTCATACCACTGTTTCGTAATTCAAGAGTTTGCATATCATTATTCGCTTTATAAACGAATTTTATTGTTACGTGCTTTTTCACATTAAGTGAAAATCCAGATACTTTGTCACCATAATCCGGTTTTCCATTTACGAACAATGCTATTAATGGATCAACAATCAACATTTTTGTTGGTGTAAAATCAAATGCTAATATATATTTTGTGTTATATTTCAACCCTCTTATTCCAATATTAAAATAACCATTTCTAAAATCAGACAAACTGCCATCAGCTTTATTTTGCGTCACAATCAGACGGTTTGTTGGATCTATTGTAGATATTATTGTTCCATAGTCATTAGCAATATCGCGTTTTGCAGCAATATCGCGAATACTGGTACATGAAAATCCATAGCAATCGAATAAATTTCTTCCTTGTTCCACTACTTCATTCACAGGTGCACTCATCAACTCGCCCGCATTGTACGGATAGTAGTCTGCTGAAAACATTGCTTCAAATTCTTCGGGTGTGGATGGCTCGTTACCAGAGCCAAACATTTGGGTGAGGTCGAATAATTGAATATGTCCATTATAAGACACCGTTTTTCCAATTTGTGAGTTTCCATACATAAATCTAATTATCCGACATTCAAGTGATTTTGAAGGTGTATATATCATGTTTACATTTAATGCTACATCTTCTGAGAAATCTTCATTAAACAAATTAATCAAAAGATTAGCACCAGTGTCTCCAATCATAACCAAATACTTATGGGTACTTAACATATGGATTGATTCATTAAGAGGTGAGCTGATACTAAATTGTTCTTCTATAGTTCCATTAAAAGAAATATACTTTCCAATATAATAACCCACTCCACTAATTGTACCGCTTTTTTCTATGCACTCTCCACATAACTGATTCCAAACAATCGTCTTTCCACCGATACTTTTGACATTTGCCACCTTCGCACCACTCGGAACCGTTTTCTGATATGCTTCTGTGTCATCTGTCTGAAGTTCATAGCTGATACCCTGATTGAGTTTCCAGAGTGCATCAAGCTTTCTGTCAGTTTTGACAAGGGCTGTTTTATCGGCTTTAGATGTCAAAGCTTCCTTCAACGAACTAATCTTTTTTCCTGTGACTGCTGCATCTGCCGCCTTTCCAGAAATCGACAGGGTATCATCGATGCTTGCTTTTATGTACTCCTGCTGTTTTGCGGCTTCTGCCTGCAGATTACTCATTGCAGTTTCGCCTGTGGTCTGAATGTCATTTTTTACCTGAGTTCCTTCTGCAATCTTGTCTCCTAATGATGTAACCAGACCAGCAGCTGTCTTATTTGTTGCATCTAATCCAGTTTTAGTTTCTGATGCTGTTGTGTTAGATGTATCAAGATCTGCTTTGGTTTTGGTCGCTGTTGTGTTAGATGTATCCAGATCTGCTTTGGTTTTGGTCGCTACCGTATTGGAAGCATCTAAATTTTTCTTGCTGGTGTCTGCTGTGGAAATGGTTGTTTCCAGCTGTGTTTTGAGAGAATTTCCATCTGTGATCGTATTCGCCAGTGTTATGTTTGCTTCAGATGCTTTTTTATTGATCTCTGCGATCTTCTCCGAAGTGTAGTTTCCAATTTCTGTCTTAGCAGATGTTTCTTTTTCTGTAATGTAGGATGCTGTCTGGTCTTTTACTGCCTGGACAGAGGTTGACTGCTGATCCATCACGGCTTTGATTGCAGCATCTTTCGTTTTATTTATTGCTGCATCCGCTTCGCTTTTCTTTCCTTCAACATGATCATCAAAAGCTACCAATGTATTGTTGACATTCTGTTCAGACTCTGACGCTGCGTTTTTGGACTGTTCTGCACTCTGGGCAGAATTCGCAGCGCTATTTTTGCTATTTTCCGCTTCCTGTGCCGCCTGGACTGTATCGGAATGTAACTCCTGCACATCTGCCTGAGATGTTTCTATCTCTTGCTGGGCCAGCTCTACTGCTGCTCTGGATGCTTCTACCTGTACGGCTTTATTGATCACATTGTTATATGCAGCAGTGTATTCCGGTGTCATATCTCCGGGTGCAGCTATCATCTGCCAATGTTCCGAATTGCGTCCCGCATCAGGAGCAATTCCGGTGATCGTTGTCTCCAGCTCTGCCAGGCAGAAGTATGAGCCACCCTGATAGGAAACTGCGTCAAGATATTCATAGTCAGCTGAGTCATCATATTCTCCTCGTGGGTTTAAGGAGATATTTCCTAAATCTGTTTCTGTATAATTATTTACTGTATTTGACATCCGGTACCTCCTCAAACTTTCAGCCGGTATTTCAAACGTGATCCGATTCGTTTAAAATTTACTTTATCAATAGTTAGATCTGAATACATTTTTAAACGGCCCTTGACAACTTTAAAAGCTGCAAAGAAAACATTTCCCGTATCGCCTTTCAAACTTTCATGTTTTTCTTTCACATAATCGTCTATCTCTTTCTTTGCCTGTTCGCTTTTCTCGGAAACCTCTTCTACAGAATCTTTTGCTTCCTGGCTGGCTTTCTCTGCCCGATCAGCAGCATTGTTTACTTCTTCGATCGCCTCTCGGAATAATTTCTTTTCCTCCAGTGTATCTACAAGATCTGTGTTTGGCTTTGGTCTTGCCCGGACCGGGATTGTGATCTTGTATTTTGTTTCTCCGGATTCAGTATCTGTAAGATAGATGAATGCATAGATGCTGTAATTGCCTCCTGTTGCCTTCCGGAGGAAGCTGTCAGGGATCTGTACCTGTGCGGTTTTGTCTTTTACGTTTCCAATCTGAATCAGGGCTTCTCCTTCCTGGTCCTGATCTGAGAAGTGGACTTCGAATGTTGTTGGAAGGGAAAGACCTTCCATCTGCAATATCTGACCATAGTCATACTGCCAGAGGGATGTTGTTCTTGCATATGTGTAATCGTTAAATGTTGCTGTTATGATGTTATCCATAATTTTATATCACCTTCTTTTTGCGCCGGCGCAATTTCAAGTATAATAAGAAGAGCCTTTCGGATCTGCTTATATATTTATTTTAGGAAGTTTATTGGTATTTACAAAATCCCTAATTGCTTGGATATGATTTATGAGTTCTGCATCAAGTGCTATAAAATTTCCTTTATTGTTAGGACTAATAAGGTTTCCTTCTTCATCAATAACAGAATATGTATATGCGACTCTGTCCCCTTCTCCTGTAGTCATCAAAGCTATTCCTGTAAGTTTATTTAATTTTCCCATAACATTTCCTCCGTTTCTATAAGTGGATTGTTAATATCTGATATCAATGTTTCTTCCAAATCAGTATAATCAATATCAAGCATCCCTCTTTCAGAATCCGTACCAAAACGCGTAAATTGCTTTTCTTTCTGGATACTTTTAATTTCCCACGCAAATGAAAGATTCGCAGTCCCCCGAACAATGAAATAATTACAGTACTTTTCTGCCTTATTTACATATAAGTTACCTTCTCCCTCTGGCTGGAGAAAGACCAGATATTCTTGTTCCCCTACGGTTTCTCTGAAAATATCGTCAATCTCGATTAAGCAAACACCATTTTCATCTGTCATTCCATGTCCTAAATCTCCAAAATATGGTGTTGCAGTCTCGTAACAATATGCAAGCTGTCTGCCATAATTTTCTGTGTCGACTTCACGATTTTTATCTCCATATACAGTTAAGTCTCCGCCAACTCTAACTTTCCCCCCGAATTCGCCAGCACCAGTAAACCATACTGATCCGCCAAAAGCAAAATCAGATGATGTGTAATTAGCGTCCATGTTAAAGACAGCTGTTCCGTCAGTACTAAGATACATAATCCATTTTCGCAAACTGGGGTTAAACATCGAAAGGATTGCACCGCTTGTTCCAAAAGATTGCTGTATTCCATCCTTTTCTTTATATAACCCTCCGTTTTCTATGCTAAAATCAGCAATCTTTCCTTTGGTTGCTACTATTCCATCTTTGTCCCACGAACCAATAACACCGCCTGAAGAATTTAGAATCTGCATTGTACCATTATCGTTGTTGGCACCACCTAGTTTAAGTGTTCCACCTTGCGCATATGTGAACGAAACATATAACTGCTTATCTTTCAGATATATACCCTTTGCTTCGCCATTATTAGTCAGAACATTAAAAATCTTTTCCTGGTCCAACTGCTTCATGAGTTCCTCAGCATCTACTTTTGCAACTTTTTTCCACTGTGCTGTGGCACTGGATGCGGTACCAGTATATTTCCATAGCATATTGATGTTATTGCCATAGTTATTATGATTGGGGGATTCTGGGTAAATACTTCCAGATACATTAGTTACAGAGTACGAAGGTAGTGATTTTGTTGTGCCGCTTACTTGTGATTTATCCAACATTATTGATGCAATGCTGTCTATCTTAAATCCATAGAAAGAACAACTGCTTGTATCAGTTCGCCAGTATAACCAAAATACATTGCCTGGCACCTGTACTTTCTTTCCGCCAAAACTTCCACCTAATTTTGGTAAGGCTTTCTTCACTCCATTATCTTCGTAATAGATTTCAACCCAGTCAAAACTGGCAGATTCTGTTCTGCAATTACTGTTGAATGTAATTTCCAGACCTGCAGTACCCGTGTTAAAAATATATACATCACCGGTTGTTGGATTAACAAAAATATCTCCATTATGAAGTGTATAATCTTTTGCGTTCCATCCAGATGCGGGCTGATTAGACAAAGTTGGTGTGTAATCCCCATAGTAATTTCCAGACTTATCTTGTATTGCAGAATCTACATAAATCTTTGCTGAATCATGTGCCACTTCTTCAATTGTTTTTCCACCTAGCTGAAAAGAATTTGCTACAATGTCAACTTTTCCAGTTGCTGTATCAGCTTTGAACATAATATTTCCAGCAGAATCTAATACTGTAAATGCTCCGGTATTGATCCAGTCTGCATTAATTCCGATACTATTCAGAATTTTCGTAATCATAGTACCATCTACGAGAAGACCTGCATTCCATGTATTGCCACCATCTGTGCTTACTGCCCATCCTTTAGAATTTAATTCAAATACAACTTTAGATTCTTCCATGGTTGAGTGATCACACATATAATATACTTTGGTTCCATCTGTCAGTGTCTTAATGACCGGGTACAGTCCTGCCTGATTTTTCATTGCATTTTCCAGATCTTCTGCTGTTTTTTCCCACTCTGTTTTATTTTTTTGCAGCTGTTTTCTTAATTCCTGATATGTTTTAGCTGCTGCGGAAAATCTTTCGGCACTATTGCGTAGTGCCGATTCTGCGTTATTTGACATTTGATTGTCTGCATCAATAGAAAATACAACATTAGTGAAAAAAGTCTTATATGACTTTAATTTACGGTCATATACTATTGCTCCATCCCCCGCTTCAATCGTAGGGTCTTGCAATGAACTGACAGTCATTGGTCTGAACCTCAATCCAACAACACGCTCACCAATCATAGACGCTATTTCAGCAGCGTTGGTACTGTTGATGAATTTATTCCCATCAATGACAGAAGCATATCCATCCGATCCAGACTGATAAGTTACCTGTCCAGATTCTCCACCGTCTGTAACAACCCTTACACATGTAATTACTACATCATCTGTATCGGCAGTTATATCTGCAACAACATTAGTCTGTAAGGTATGTATATTCTTGCCGGCTGTCAGATCTGACATGTTGTACCATCCGGCTGTCAGCTGTCCATCTTTATTACATTTCCAGAAATGTCCTGAAATCTGTCCAACCCATGTCAGGGCATCCCGGAAAGTCATTGTAGAATCGTCAGGTTTATCCGAAATAGCATAGTCATAATGTTCAAACTGTAAAGAATCAGTTGCCAAAGTCACACCGCAACATCTACATGCATCCTGTATGATCTGCAAAAGTGTAGCTGGATAAGTAAGATTGCTTTTTTCATAACTCACATCAAATTTATGCATGTTATCCAGGCATTCAAGCGTGATGATATCACCGTCGTAGCTCGGATCATCTACTGTAAAAACGCCCTTATTAACTGATTCTGTTTTACCGTCTAAGTCTAATGATACTTTTACATCTGAAATCACAGCATTTGTAAAATCATAATCTGTAAAATCATCATACATATTGTTCAGTCTTAAAGTGAACTTCTGGACGATTGCTGAACCTATATCAAAACCGTTTGTATTGGATGTAGAATCATCAACCACAAATCCATTTTCCCACAGTTGACTATCATTAATAGGTATTGCCTTACCGGACGCTAATGTAATTGTACAGGATCCTGAAAAATTTCTGTTATCATCTTCCAATGCCGTCTTGAATGCGGCTGATACATTAATCATTGTCATTACCTCTCAATCACGTCAAAATCAAGTGTGGAATAACGCTCATGACCTTTTGCCCACCATTTCACGTCTGCTTCCATGTCACCGGTATAAAACTCCCTTGTCACATCCCGCCCTTCCAAAGGATCCCAGTATGTAACCATCACATACTCAGGATCAAACGCCTGAAGGATTGCCGTGATCTGGGTCTTTGTCAGATTTACCCAGCCAAGGCTCAAGGTGCGCTTCTTTGCGATCCTGTTCTTATGCATCTTAACATCCTGTGTTCTTCCTGCATTCTTTGCAGAAACATCTGACTTTTTCCATTTAAACTTTGACACTTCTTTAGGCAGTGTCACACCGCCCACTTTAATTACAATGTTGTCCATGTGACACCTCCCGTCAAATTGTCTCAGTTACCGCAAAACGGTAATCATATTTCTTTTTACCCTTGCGAACTACCTTGTACAGTGTTTCGCTGTCGGCTTTCAGTGTAAATTCAAGGGTAACATCTTTTTCAGCATCATCCCTGTCAAGGATTCCACTGGCATTGAATGCATCAAGTACAGCTTCAAATACACCATTCTTGATACCTTCAACGATCTGGTTGTTATTGGCTACTGCGTTTCGACTTCCCATTTTACCGACCATCTCAGGTCCTGCTTCATTGGCCACAAACAACTGTCCCGCTTCCGGGAAACCGCCCTTTGCGTACCATTGCAGATTAAAACGTGGTAATGAAAAGGAGAAACCACCAATATTGATGCTTCCTCCAGACCAGTCCCAACCGATATGCGGCATAGGGATATGGAAATTTGAGAATCCTTTTGCAAAATTCTGTATTGCATTTCGACCTACATTAAATAGGTTTGGAATTGCAGACGATATCTTATTTGGAAGATTACTTAAAATCGTAGTAAATGTACTCCAGTTACCATTAAAGCCTCCTTTTAAACCTCCCACAATATCTTTTCCTTTTGATGTTACTTTTTCTTTCAGATTTCCAATCTTGGTAAATACTTCATCCTTAATCTTTCCAACATACCTCAAAAATCCGCTTTCTTTTACAGATTCCCAGCCAGTCTTTAAACCAGTAATAGCATCTGAACCTTTTGATTTAATCCAGGATTTTGCATCACCTGCTTTAGTCTTGATATAACTTCCAATCTTAGATGCTGTCTGTCCAATCGTACTTTCCTTCACAGACTCCCATCCGGTTTTTAGTCCTTCCAGGGCATTTTTGCCTTTTTCTTTCAGCCATTCTTTTGCATTACCAAGTTTATCTTTTATCCATCCTGGAAGCTTTTCTACCCAGGATAAAAGTGACTGTAAATTATCTTTCAGGCCTTTAAGCAGACCACCGATAATATAAGTACCCTGCTCAGCCATGACAGTTGATGGTGAATGAATACCAAAAGCATTTTTAAACCCTTTTATAAATGGTGTAAAGATATGTTCTTTTATCCATCCACCAATGCCAATTATTCCATCTTTTATCCCTTTCAGAATACCTAACGGAATATTGCCACCACATTCTTCAATTTTCTTCTGAAAATATTTCTTTGCTCCTGCAACAGCATCAGAAATAAGTCCACCTAAAAACGCTGCTAAACCGCCAAATGCTGCGCCCAGTAATTCAAATAATCTGTCCGCAATACCATTCCAGTCAACTGAAGCAATACCATCTCTGACTTTTTCACCTAATGTCCACCAGTCAACACCCTCTATAGCAGATATGCCAAAATCAAGGATTCCTTTGATTCCAGTTGAAAAAGTCTGTCCTATGCCAACGAAATCAATCGTATTAACTGCGTTGTTTATGGCAGTTGCAAGCGAGGTACCAGCACCAATCCAATTAAAATTGCTAACTGCGGTATGAAAGAAGTCCATAATAGTATTAATACCATTACCGAATGACCTGCCTACCAGCCCCCAGTTGGTTGTCTGGATGAAACTGTTCAGTGTATCAGTGATACCTTTTGATATGTTCCGAACTGTTCCCCTGATGAGATTCCAGTCCAGACCGCCCAAAGCACCATTGATACCATTGCCAATTGCCTTACCAAGGCTATTCCAGTGAAAATTTCTGGCAAATGTATCTGCCATGCCAAAAGCGGTATTGATACCTTGCGCAAGGGTATTACCAACTAGTTTCCAGTCAACCGTTTCAAGGAAACCATTCAGGAAAGTGGCAACACTCTTTGCAATCTTGTTACAGGTGTTCTTGATCTTATCCCACGGAATACTCTGCAATGCGGCATTCAGTTTTTCACCGACCATCTCACCTATCTTTGTGAAATCAGCTTCTTTCCATGCCTGTTTGATCAAGTCAGCCAGTCCTTTGATTTTTGACGGAATTTCTTTTGTCTCAAACATATCAGATGGTGATAAGCCACCTGATGTATCGGCTCCATTATTACCGCTATCATCAGAGCTGCTGTTGTCATCCATTTTGTTGATCTGGTCAAATCCAAGGATGGTACGTTGCAGGTCTTTGTTTGCCTTCTGCGCATTTTTTGCAGATGATGCATTATTATTCAGACTCTTTGCATAGTCCTGCTGAACCTTTTTTGCAGTGATATAAGTGCCTTTTCCTGTTAATGCACTCGTCAACTGACCAAATGTGTTCACCACTGAAATGATCTTCTGTATGAGACTATTCAGTATTGGTGCTACCACATTCAATATCGGTGCAAATGCCGCCGCAAAAGCATTTTTTAACTGCGTCAGTGACGACATCAACATTGAAAGACTGTTATTTGTCTCTCCGCTATACTGAGATAGATTTTTAAATCCATCAACCAGTGCACTTCTCAATTTATTTACCAGAGTAAAAAGTGACCTGATGCCGAACGCATATTTGAGAATGTTTTTTAATCCACCGCCCAGTCCACCAGATGCTGATTTTGTTGCACCTGTGAACCTTCTTAAAACAGGAATACCGCTTGTAAACTTCTGTATGAGTGCAGCGAATGCACCAGATGTTTTTTGAATAGCACCAGATGCTAAAGTCTTAAGGCCAGAGCCAACACCTGAAATCAACTTTTTCAAACCACCCCAGCCCTTTTGAACAGCGTTCAGCCCCAAATTTCCAAGACCTAACGCACCTTTCCCAAGTCCTTTAAAGATTTCTTTCGGTATAGAATAGCCCCTTGTAAATGCAGTACCGTTTGACTGCATTTCAGCCATTTCATTTTTGTACCCTTCAATCTCATTTTTGGCTCCCTGAATGTCATACTGTAATGACTTCCACGCTGAACTGTTCTTTTTCACACCAATTGCTTCGTACTTTTCCTGTTTTGCAATCAAAGAACTAAGCGTACCTTCTGCCTTTTTCATACCGGACTGCAATTCCTGAAAGTCCTGTGTAGGTACTTTTATTCCGGCCTTCACCTGATATTTAGTAATCGCCTGTTTCATTTTCTGGAACACAGAAACCTGCTTTTTCACTGACTCTGTTGCATCATCCATTTTCATAGCCTGTTTGACTTTTTGTGTTTCAGACTTAACAGAATCACTGACATTTTTAGTCACTTTCTGGACTTTTTCCATCTCTTTCTTGTAAGAAGCTGTGGACGCTTCCAGAATAACCTTTAATTTTGCAAGTGTGTCACCCATACATTTTCACCCCCTTCCTGACAATAAAATAAGCAGGGTTACATTCCCTGCTGCCTTCGTCTGTTAAATTCATCAGCCCACCGTCTGCGCTTGTCCCTGTAATCGGCAAGTTCTGCTTCCAGCTTCTGATGTTCATAATTTTCTTTATCTTCTTTGAATGTTTGTGGGTAAAAATCCCATGGATTACAAAGTTCAGCCTTTTCATTGAACAAGGTTGAAAGGTTCAGTGTCAGAACCTTTGACAGAATAAAGTTATCACTGATCTGCTGTTTCCTATCTCTTGCTCTGCATCTGACATAACTTTCCATCATATCCATGATCTCATTTAAAGTGGAATCCCAAAATAATTCAGGCCGTATTCCACAGTCTAATGCATCCGGGTAAATCGCCCACAAATATTCGCTTGTAGTTGTTACAGTTCTTCGTCTGTTGCTTCCAGAATTTCCGCTGCCATCTTCGGC